CTTTCTGTCTGTTAGAACTTGCTGGCTGTGCCATAACGAATAGTGTTTGTGAGTGCTGGAAGAATTGCCCGAGAGACGCGTTGCCCATCAAGCGTCATACCTTTTTCGAGAAGGGTTGCGATCCTGTCAAGACGGTCGAGGATATCCTTATTACTCGCGTAAGAGCCAGAACCACCAGAGGCAAGGCTGGCACCAGCAGGTACGATCCATTCAGAGCCTCTCTCTCCAAAGGTGTAGCCCCTGCCGGATCTCAAACCGGTACCGATGATTGGCTCGTTGATAAGCCCCCCGTTGGCATAGCCCTGGTAAGAACCGCCCGCCGCTAATGACCTGATGCCAGGGACATTGAACACTGTCCCATATCTGCTCACAATATATTCCACCGCAGCGGCAATGTTGCTCACGGGGTCAAAAATGTTCGTATTGTGTCCAGGGAGCGCATAGGCCGCAAACGTCGCCCCGATGGTCTGCATGATGCCCCGGCTGGGGTCGCCATTTTTCGCGTTCACATCCCAATTGTTGACAGCGTTTGGATTGCCCCCTGACTCGTTCATCGCTATCGTTGCAAGCGGCCCTGCCCACGATCCAGGAACACCAGTGAGAGCAATAGCCTGTGCTATCCAGGACTGAACATTTCCAGGCACAGAGGTTGATCCAAAGTTGAACTTCGGCAAAATGCCATCCACCCACGAGATCGCTGCATCCTTGATCCGTCCAAAAACGGTCGAGGTGAGGTCATTCAAGGCCCCTGGCAAGCTGAAACCGTGGATACCCAGAGCATTGAAGGTATTAGATACAACTGAGCTTGCCCCGCCCGATATCCATGACCATAAATCTGCTAATGGGTTTCCTGCTCCACTGGCATAACCGGGTAGACCCAATGCTTTTAACAACGTCTATGTTGTGTCGGCAGGTAGAATGCTTGTCCCGCGTGGCAGGTCTGCGATACCAGGGCCATTGACACCGAGCAAGGTAGGTTTTTTACCTCCAAGCATCGCGAGTTCAGCGCCCTGCTCTCCGAAGAGGGCGGGACCTCCAGGATGACCACCAGAGGGTGTGCCAGTCGCATACATCGGAATCGTCGCGAGATGGACTGTTGTAATAATTGGCTTCACGTTGAGAGCGGCGGCGATCCCATTCAGTCCGTTTCCGATATTGTTGAGGAAATTCTGAACGCCTGTGATTCCGTTATTGAGCTGACCGATGATAGCGTCGATAAAACCTTTGATGATGCCGCCAATGCCGTTTTTCATCGCCGTGAAGGTATTGAATACGTTCGTTTTGAGCGTGTTGACCTTATTTGTGGCGGTATTAACGATATTGTTCCACCACCCCCCGATCGTTGAGGTGATTGATGACCAGGCCAGACCGACGCTTGTCTTGATGATGGTCCATTGCTGGTTGAGGTAACCTGAGATCTGGTTCAATTTGCCTGTGATCGTCGATGAGATAGTATTCCACCAACTGCCAATCGTGCCTGACACAGACTGCCACGTCGAGGAAATCCCGTTCTTGATCAGGTTGTACCAGCCAGTCAGATTTGAGATGATCTGGTTCAGTTTGGTTGCAATAGTGTTATAGATGGTCGTCCACCATCCACCGATCGTTGTGCTGACCCAGGACCATGCCGCAGATACACCTGACTTCACATCGTTCCAGCGTGCCTCGATCCATCCCACAACTTGTGTCAGGATCACCTGAATACGCTGCTGGATCTGTGCAAGATAGAGCTCAATTGTCGTCTGGAGCATGAGCCAATACGTGCGTGCAACAGCAACAATCTGGTTCCATTTACTCTCCAGATCGCCGATCAGACGACCGACGATGGCGAGAATGATCTCCAATATTTCCGTGAATGCCTGCTGCGCGAAGGTGATCAGTGGCTGGATTGGTGCGATCGCCGCATTCCACTGTGTACTGAACCATGACCCGATCTTGCCAAAAATGCCGGTGATATCGTTCCAGAGTTTCTGGAAAAATTGAGGTATCGGAGAAAAGGCATTCGTCGCGCCGGTCTTGGCACTCGTGAATTGTCCAGAGAACCACTGACCGACCTGGCCGAAGATGCCTTGAATATCGTGCCAGCGATCAGTAAACCAGCCACCGATCGAGCCGAAGGCGGATACTACGCCATTTTTCGCATCAGTGAACCGATCCTGAAACCATTGACCAACATTGCCGAAGACGATCTGTACACGATGCCAGGCATCAGCGAAGAAGCCAGCGAGAGGCGTCCAGATTCCTTGCAAAACTTCAAGCTGACCATGCATGAAGGTCTGAATACCTGCCCACACGCCTTTGAGCATATCTTGTAGGTCAGTCCAGGCCTGCTTCCAGTTACCACCTAACACATCCAGGCCGATCTTGATGATGCCGCTGAGCAGGTTCCAGGCGATTTGCACAACGCCGACGATCGCGTCCCAGACGCCTTTGAGGATCGGCGCGAGCACAGGCCAGACGACATTCCAGACTTTCAGAAATGCATTCAGGTCTCGTTGCGCCTCTGAGAGCCAGTTGGACAAAATAGGCGCAACACGGGTTGCGATTTCATCGGCGAATTGACCAAGCGCAGATGCCGCCTGGATGATGTATGGCTGGAGAAACTTGATTGCTGATCCCAGACCATTTGCTAGAATGCCACTGATCTGGATAATGAGCGGTATCGCCTTCTCAAAAACAGGCAGAAGTGCAAGGATCGCACCCTGGAACGAGTTCTTGAAAATCGTAGATAATTGCAGAATGGTCGGTAACAATCCTTGAGCAGCCTGACCGAAATTCTTGAAGCCAGGTTCAGCCTGTCGGAAAGCAGGTACGACACTGGACTGAAACCAGTCACCGAGCTGCTTTGATTGCGATCCGAGAGTCTCAATGATATCGATGCCAGGATCGAGATTGAGAATGGTTTGTCCGACTTCTTTCAGTGTGCTGATGACACTGGCGAGCGGACCCGTCCCATCCTGCACTGCCTTATCGACATTTACAAATGCTTCCGAGAAGCCCCACAGCAAATTCGTGACCGTTCCAAGTCCTGATTTCGCGATAGTCTGGATGGCTTCAGCCACTGGATCGAAATCGCCTTGCGTCTTCGTCAGATTGCCGATCAATCCACCGAGTTTATTGGTCAGAAATCCGACTTCAGTGCCGACCTCATGCCAGGCGCTCGTAAAATCGGTGAGATCGATGGTCTTCAGAACATTGGAGACGTAAGCTGCCGCATTGCCGATGGCTGAAAATGCTTTCTGCACATCCTGACCAGCTCCAGTCGCGAAATCCTGGAAAGACTTGGAAGATACCAGATTGCCCATCGTGACCAAGCTTGACTTAGCCTGATCGAAAATTGGTCCAGTAAACGAGCGCCACGCTTGCCCAATATTGTCCTTGAACGTGGATAGAAGGCCATTGAATGTCTTTGATTGCGCCTGCATACCACCGCCAAAGGTCGCTTCCATACCAGCACGGAGCATCTCGATACCCTTGCTGGCCGGGATCGTACCATCAGTGACCATCTGCTTGATTTGTGCAGTGGATACACCCATCTGATCGGCTAATATCTGGAAACCATTGATTCCAACAGAGGTCAACTGCATCAAATCCTGTGTCTGAAGCTTACCAGCAGCATTCATCTGTCCGAACACGCTAACGACCTGTTGTAAGGACGCTGGTGTGTTTTCTCCAAGACCTGATAGCGCATCTCCAATGGCAAGCAGAAGCGGATGTGTCTCTTTGAGCGGAATCTGGAAAGCGATCAACTGTTGCTCAGATTTTGCGAGGTCAGGAAATTCAAACGGTGTGTCAGCAGCGATCCTCTGAAGCTGTTGCAGTTCAGCATTTGCAGCTTTCGTTCCGCCTAGAAGACCTGAGAACGCTACTTGAGTTTGCTCAAGGTCTGCATTTCCGCCAAGGAGAATCTGACCGGCCTGCTGCACAATTTGCCCAAAATTCTGGATACCGTAGATAGTACCACCGATTTTTGACCCGAGATCAAGTACACCACCGATCGCGCTCTTGATCCCCGAAAAAAAACCGCCTCCAACATTGGAGGCTGCTGATTTTACTGCCTCGGAGAATCCACCTGCCGCCTCAGATGCCGTTTTTTGCAACATTTCCAGAAAGCCATTAAGACCGCTATCAGCCTCTTGTGCTTCTGACTGGACTTGTTGTAGCCCTTCTGCCGCCTGAGCCCCACCTGATTGCAGTTCTGTGAGACTTGCACGCGCTGCCTGTGCCTTCGATTGCAGTAAAACCAGATTCGCTTCAGCTTCAGGTATACCAGTGACTGATTTACCAGCGTCCGCCGCATTTTGTAGCGTCTCGAGCTTCTCACGTGCGGTTGTGACCTGAGATTCCAACAAGGTAAGCTTCGCCTGAGCAACATCGACATCAGTAACCGCATTGCTCGCATTAAATGGTTTGATTGAGGAGAGTTTTTCGTTTGTTTGGGTTGCAGCAGCACCAACACTGGTCAGCCCTTTTTGGGCCTGATCTACCCCTTGGATAGATATTTGTCCCACGAGTTGGCTAACAACCACTGCCATAAAACGTTACTCCTACTAATGCTGATTGAGAATATCTTTTGCTTGTTTTTCTGCATTCATCCCTTTCTGTGCCCATATCCTCCAAACAAGACCTTGTTTGAGAAGTTCCCAAGGGTCCACGCCAAGATATTTCGCGTCTTGGATGAGTGCATACCAATCAGGACACCACGCCATTTTTGTCGTTATTCCTGTGACCAGATAGCGCCTCAAGGCTATGAGTTCGATATCATCTCCTGAGGCGCGATCTCTTCCGGGTTGAGTGCATTGGAAATGGAAGCATAAGCCTTCATGCGCAGTGCAATGGGCAGTTCAGAAAACCGTTGCGCATCGATAGGAAATGGCGACTGGTTCTCAACATCTTGCGGGGTAGCGTAGACATCCCAGGATTTGATAACCCCAGCCAGCGAGTCATTGAAGTCTTTGAAAAAGGTATCTACGCTCTCCATTGTCATCGTCTGAGCCTTCTGGAGAATGGAGATAAAACCTTCTGTGATCCGAGTAGGATAGTAAACAACGTTTACGGTATCCCCACCGAACGAAAAAGAGGTGGTTGCGGTATTGCTCGCAACCTCTGTCAAAGTGATTGGCATCGATATGTTCCTTTATAAAGCAGTAAGAAGATTGGTGAGTGTGACCTGTTGTGCATGCCCCCATGTGCTATCTTCGGCCAGAGTGCACTCGTAACCGGTCTGGAATATGCCAGCGCCGTCATTAAATGGATCAATTTTCCCGAATTTGACCGCCATATCATGCTGGAAGGTGTAATTGATAGAATTGTCAGCGTCAATCTCTGGGCCGGTCGCCACAACACGAATATAGGCAGTATCACCACTCCGCACATTTTCGAGAAAACCCATTCCAACCGCATCACCTTCGAGTGTCATCTTGAACGTGGGCTTTGGAACAAGGTCAACATGCGCAGCAAAGCTGGCATTCGAGCTGTTCACAAACCAGGCTGGACCATAGATATTGTCCATGCTGAACTCACCAGACATAAATTTCGTCAGTTTGGTTGTCCCAATGGTCTCTTGAGAGGAATCGCAATAGACATCAACCTGTGATGCCACAATAGGAGCCAGTGCCACGGCAGTCGGACTCGCAGTCATCGTGATACCATCGCTGATACGTTGCGCAATCATTTTCCCTGAGACGGCGTATGAGGTGGGATCGAATTTGTACCCAATCTGTGTGACTAGTCCATAGCTATATTTATGCGCTCGTACCGAGTCACCTTGCTCGATCGTGTAGGTCTGTGGAACGATAGACCCTGACAGTGGAGGAGAATAGACCCAATCTTTTGCGGTTGTGCTAGAACCGCTGGCTACTGGTGCAACCGCGCCCATCGCAGAGGCAAAGAGATAAATCAGTCCGTTATAATCGCCCATGCCGCTGATTGTAATATCCGTCCACTCCTGATTGAGTTCCTGGACGCTGATGTATTTGTGTCCGGTTGCCTGGAACGGTGCTAACGTTGTTGAAATGCCTGCCTGAAAATCAAAGCAAAGAATTGACTTATTTGCTGCAACAGATGTACCGAGTGCAGAAGTTGATTCGACACCTAATTGTATTTTTTGGTTTACTGTAGATCGCTCCGGTGCCCAAGTCATTGATTTATCCTCCATCATCTTCTGTTCAACGTCTGAACATCAGTAAGTGTGAACAAGAAGAATCGATAAGCACTGTTATAAATTGTTTAGAGTGGTGCCTGTTGGAGCACCGTTCGATAGAGACCACCGATGCTGATCCATTTCACGCCATCGATGGTTTCGGGTAGAGCGACTGGCGATTCACGATTGCAAGCGGCAACAAAACCGCCCTCGACAGCAACATTACGCTGTACCTTCAGAATGTCATCAACAAGTGCTGCCGCCTCCGCAACCTGTTCTATTAAGCTCTCAGGGCCAGATACACGTACCTGATACAGTGGTTGTGTGATAAGCCGTACCCCATTGGATGTGTTGGTATCAAAGCCCGTCTGATATCCGTATAATCCGAATGGTGGCGTTTTCCCTGATGGTACAGAGTCCGGCCATATGCCGCCCGGTAATAATGCTGCAAGATCGGTATTATCGATAAGCACCGCTTTGAAAAATTCCAGCGAAATAACAATCTCATGCGTGCTCATACATTGCCTAACTTGTCTGCAATGAGCTTCATACCAGCATCTAAGCTTCGCCGTGCCTCGTCCATACCCGGCGTAAAGAAGGCCCTTCCTGTCATCCTGGACGTTCCAAGCTCTTGATAGATAGCGTACGAAGCGGCTACAGCCACCATTGCCGTCTGATCGTCTACTGGTCCGGCTACCTCAGGCAATGCCTTGTCACCACCCTGATAATCGCTTCCCTGATCGGTGACGACATACACACTACCGAGCATGAACCCGGTATCGACTTGATCGTTATTCCGGATGTTGGATTGTATGTTTACCTTGGCATCCATCGCTGTTTTGCGCACGACCTGACTGGTGAGACCGGGAACCTGTGCAGCAATCTTCTGCCAATTATTAAAGCTATCCGCCATCGCTCACCTGTCCTTTAATCTGGCTCGCCAGTAGATTGATCTCAAAGTCATAGCTCTGTGGCTCAAGGATCGCCTGTACTGTGAGCGTCTGTCCTTTGACGATCAATACATCTTCTGCCTGCACATCCGTATTCAACGGCAAGCGCACTTGCCACGTCGCCTGTGATCCAATTTGACCGGAATACGTTGAGAGAATCCCGGCACTGGGCGTCTTCATGCTGCAATTGAGCGTGTCACCGTTCAATGGAGCAACAATAGACCAGTTACCACTCTGATACCCGAGTGATCCTTGTGTTCCATTATTGCGTTTAATCACACAAGGCAGGTCATAGGTAGCCGCCAGCGTTGCCGCTATTGAACTGGTTTCGCAATCGCAGAATGAACACATCATGAGTATCACCTTATGAGATCATCTAACAATCGAACACGCGGAGCATCTGACAGCGCATTAATATCTGATCGAACCATCCTGGTTACACGTGGCCTAGCCTGCATCCAATATTGCTGAGCAAGATCTTTTTTTGCTGTGAGCATCTGCGACCGGTGAAAACTACGTCCGTCGACCGAGAAATCATATGCACAGGTAAGTGTTGCAGCCCAGAATTCGAGCAATGAAGCTGATGCCGCATAGAGATCGTAGACATACCCCGTCGCGAAAACGGGAGGATATTGACCAGGAGCAACACCATCCACAAACACATTGTCTTCAAAGGTCCAGTGTCCCACAATATAATCAGAGCTTGTAGGGGTCACAACGACCCATGCAGCCCCGGTCGTAACATTGTTTGCTTGCAAAACAACGCTTGCTTCCCACCATTGATATTTGCTGTAGTAGTCAGCAAATATTGTTTGCGGTTGGTTATCTGTGCCGCTGGTGTTGACGATAGACGGGGCAATAGTGAGCAATTCGTAGCGCACATCATCGCGATAGTTATCAAGCCTTCGCTGAATTGCGCCGTCGTCGAACTGCTGGTTCTCGCCCGCCGGGTCCGCTATCATCAGACGGACTTCCGCTATCAGATCCGCCATCGATTCCCGTACCACTGTCGCCATTGCCCTGCTCGCTCTCCTGTACCTGTTCAGGTTGGATTATCATTGGATCATCTACCTCATGCCCGCCTTCACTGAGGAGCCGTTGAATATGCGCCTCAGTGAGAACTTGCACGATTGATCCATTCGAGTGTTTGATCCACATAATTAGTACCGAGAAGGCACTACAAACGCAGTAATAGTGCCAGTAAAGCCAGAGGCAAAGTCTACATAGAGACTGCCGTCAGCCTGAGCAAAACGAGCTGACTCGAATGGACCAAGGTAGGATGTCGTGGCATTGGTGACAGTAACGCTCACATCGCCAATACCGGCCCGAAATGCTGGAGGATTTACACCAGCTCTGATAGTGACAGCTTTAGCAGAACCTGCGGAATTATCGACTTTGAGAACCACATTCTCAAGATCAGGGCTGGCAGGAATGCCATTTGATACAAGGGTCAGGGACATCCCATTGGCTTGGTCGATAGTATCGGCTGCTGGTGCAGCAATGCCACTGTTCGGTGTTAATTTACGCGCAGTTATTGCCGTACGTGCCATGATCGTCGTTCTCCTTCTCTATTTATGGATGTTGTAGATAAGCAACGGCGATTGCATCAGGTCGTACAGTTTTCGCGCCGTAGAGAGCCAATCCTTTGACGGCATCGCTGAAACGGTCCGGAGGACGAAACGCCTCTGTTTCCACAAGCCCTTCAGCCTTTGCAAGCCCCTGGCTATGACCAGCGATAACCACATCTTGAGAACCTGTGATACCAACGGTGCCGCCCAGATGGGGAGCATTGTTGCTCTCATAGACATCCATATTTGCGATCTTCCCGACATAGGCATCGACAGCCTGCCCATTGCTGGCATCAAGGACACCAGTCATGATCGCTTGGCGAGCTTCAGGAGTATTGAAACTGGTAAAACGGGTATCTTGCGTTAAGAATGTCGTGATCCAGGGTGGGATAACACACCAGCGACCGGCGCGGGGAATCTTTGCTTCATTGAGTTTCTGGTTGAGGATAACCAGATAATCATACACGGTCGTACCGTTACCGATATTCGCCTGTGTTCCTACAACAGGAGTAACAAAAGCGCTGGCCGATCCGATAAGGTTGGCCGCAGATGCATCAACATAGAAACCAGCATAGTACTGATCCATCGTATCAGCCATGTAGTAACCAGCATCAGACATTGCCTGGGCCATCACTTTCGGCTGTTGCTGTGCAGCATCCACATCGTCAATAGCAAAGTTGTAATACGACGCCTGACTGATAGTAAGCTGTGTCTGAGCATCTGTTAAGCTCTGAGGGGCATTGATGGGAGTATCTTTGCTATAGGCACTAATATTGATCGTGCCAATTGCACTAATTTTCACCGTATCCCCCTGCCGCTGGATAACACCAGACCAATCAGAGTTGAAGAGGTTCCCAAACACCTGGGCTTTACGCAATGTGACCATCATATTATCTGACCACAGCGTTGGGTTAAACTGGTTTAAACTCACGTAGAGCCTCCATGCTCTCCTGCTCTACGTGCACACATCCGTATGAGCACTTATTGGTAGAACAGGAGGTAGAAAGACGAGATGAACGATAGTTTCTTTACCGAATGGGATTTTTTGCCATCCATTGCATAATTTCTGTACGTCGTGCCAGGTACTCTGCTTGCGACATCTTGCCGATTGCTTCCCAGGTTAACTGGCCAGAAGCACTGCTTTGGGTACGAGATGGGTTCGTTGCGCCACCACTTGACGCCGTTCGTGTCTGCGTTTGCGGCTTCAGATATGGTTTGGTCTTTAAAAGATCGCTGAGCAGGTCGGTGATATTGGTTGGAGAATTATTATCATCCATCTCAATATCTGACTGTTTGATAAAACTCACAGCGTCTTCGGGATCAGCAAAACCAAGTCGAGCAGCCTGAAATTTGATCTCAGTATTGACCCTATAGGCCTTTGCTTCATCGAGAACCTTATTGTGCTCTGCTTGCAGGTCAGCTAATTGCTTCTCAAGCTTTTGGCGAGATGCTTCTTGCCGCTCCTGATCACTGAGCTTTGCAGATTCTTGCTCATCTTTGTATTTTTTGAGATCTTCGGCTTCTAGTCGATGCGCTTTCGCTTCACTATTGGCCTTTTTCAATGCGGCTTCCATCCGCTTGATGCGAGCTTCTAGTGCCTGCTGGGCATCATTTGATAGCGATGTGGTGGTTTCTTCGGTCGACGTCTCGTCAACTTCTGAGGTGGTGTCCGTCGCGGACTGGAGGTCTGACGCGTTCAACGTCTCGTCTTGCGTGTCAGTGGTTTGTTCTTCTGTCATTGTAAACCTCATTTACTATATTTGTCAAGATGTATCTACAAAATGATGTAATTATGAGAATAGGTGTTAGAAATTATTGGCATTTTTACGTGATTCACGCACCAGCCCCTGCACAAACATCCCGAATATCGTCTTGAGTGGTACATAGGCATCATCACCGCTCGTAGTCCGGCAGGAGACGTACAAATCATTGATGCCCTGGGGCTGCTCCAGCACGTTTGTCGGGCGACCGGATACGACGGTCATATGTGCGAGTGGTTCTGTGTTTGTTTGTGGTTGCATGATTTATCCTTTCTCAGGCAACGCATCAAAATCAGACTTCAAATTGACGCGATCTCTATATTTTTGTATCTCATTCTGCATCTGATCGCTGCTCATTTCGCCAATATCAGTAAGTTTGATGGAAGAGAAGGTATCTTCGTCTAAAATGACGGCAATTGCTGGTTCATATATCACTATCTTGTTAGGTAGTGTTTGACCTGCATCAATCTTCTTCCACTTGAAACCGGCGAGATGAAGGGCTTGTGTATATTGAGATGCCAACATACTACTTGCCTGCTTTCTTGACTGGCATCGGTTTTGTAACTTTGACTGTCGTTGCTGGTTTCTTGCCAGCATTGGGATTATTGGCCTTCAAGCGTTGATCAGCGGGAGTGCCCTTAGATGGTTTTGCCATGTTATTGCTCGCTTTCTTAATGGAAGATACCAATATTCAACAACCACGCAATAAAGAGAAGAACCACCACAATGCCGTACACGATAATCCGACCGATATCACGTGATCGAATAGCAACGTACAGTTTGTCGCCAGCAAACGCCAGGAGTGAGAGCAATACAACACTCTGGAATGAGAAAAGTACCATGATATGAGTCCTTTCAAATACGAAACACAACATAGAATGCTACGACATACGACACCACCGACGCCGCTACGAACAGATACCGCTTCATCCTGGCCCACCACTGCACATACCAGCTCTCATACAGCACGTTCTGGATGATCAGCAGGACCAGGACGATCGCGAAAAAGATGATCCATTGTGCGTTGGTCATTCTACGACCTCTTTACAGCGTTTGATAATCTCGTCTAACGCATCTTCTCGATACCAGCGGATATCTTGGTCTGTCCAAGATTTAGAGGATGTAGCCCCATTGCGTCCAGCATAGGCTCGTGCTAATATCTCCTTGACCAGTTCCAACTTATCATCATCCGACATCTCAGACCACTTCACGACTCACCTCCATCATCCCTCAATGCAATTATGGCATCTGAAAGGGCTCTGTAGTCTTTTTGTACGGCTTTCATGATTTTTGTAAGAAGTTGTTCGTCAGGCATGCCTTTGAATGTCCCATCAGGATCAAGAAGATTGAGGCTTGACCCAAGTGCACGCATACATTCATCGACATGATCGAGATCCTCGTTACTCATGGTTTGCCTCCCTCCGTTTTCGATTAGCCTCTTGTTCGTCTCCAAGTACAGAGATGCTGGATGGAGGCCACAAGCCGAGTTGCTTCCGATAGTATTCTTCTATCTGGTTAAGGTCCGTCCACACGGTTCCATCAGACTGAGTGACCGACTCAAATGCACCGTTGCCATATTCATGCATAGAGATAACCGAGTAGAAGGCACTGAGGAGGTCATCATCTTCATACTCTTCCTCTTCCTGGGAATGATGCCGCCAATAGATAAGTTTGATCATGCCTTACCTCCAGTTAACATTTTCACTGATTTGACACTGATCGATGTTCCCCAGTCCTCGCTATGTTGCCTATGGACGAAATCTTTAAGAGACACATCTCCAGACTTATAAAGCTCGTAACCTGCTTTCGATCCAATGATGCTTTGTTGAGTGGCGGTATCCTGCTCTTCAAACCATTCCTGGCCGGTTTGAATAGTCTCTGCACTACCTGTATTGGGAATACTTGAAGCATCAATGCCAAGCGGGGCAAGGATC